CGCAGTTTTTAAACCTGAGACTCCTAACTCCTCTACAGAAATTATAGCGCAAAACACTGCGTTAACTTTACACGCTGGTGGAAGTAATCCTACACAGGGCACAGGAGTTTTATATGTAAATGTATACTACAGGGTGTTAACTGTCGGTTCAAGCTTCTAATCAAAATGGATATTAGGAAGATTTCAATAGGCTCGGACTATAAGTCTAGCGCTATGCACTATCTTGTAGGTCAATCAATTTTAGGTGGCTCGTATACTATTCATTTAATTCAACACGAAAGCAGTAGTGATTCAATAAAAATATGGATAGAAAGGCAAAATGAAATATTACTATGGAAAGAGTTTAACTCTAATATGCCTATATCTATAGAATATAATATTAATTTTTAATGAGGTCACCATTTTATTTTATTGTAAAACCTTTAGATGACAAAAGGTATACAAATACAAAAAACATAGAGGGCATGGAGTTTATTACTAGCACCTCAGAAGAAAATTACAAAGCTTCAAACAGACAAGGTGTAGTAGTGGCAGTGCCTCTTGGTTATGATGGGCCAATAAAAGTTGGCGATATACTTCTTGTACATCATAATGTCTTTAAGTTTTACAATGACATGAAGGGAAGAGTAAAATCTGGTAAAAGTTTTTTTAAAGACAATTTATTCTTTATTGAGAATGACCAGTTTTTTATGTACAAACAAGATGATATGTGGCATTGTCATGACAGGTATTGTTTTGTAAAACCTGTAGAAAAAGAAGAATCATTTATATCAAAGCTGGGAACTGAAGAACCTCTTGTTGGTATTATGAAATACCCAAACAAATATTTATCTTCACAAGGAGTAAACAAAGGAGATAAAATATCTTTTAAACCAGATAGTGAATATGAATTTATGGTAGATGATGAGAAGTTGTATAGAATGTATGACCACCAAATAACAATGGTATTATGAACTCAGAGGAATTAAAAAAAGAAATTATTCACGCAGGTCGTAGAGCTGTTGAGCAACTAATAAAAGTTGCTAAAGAAGATATTATAAAGCCCGACCCTGATGATGAACTGGCGGCAGATAGATTAAAGAACGCAGCAGCAACAAAGAAGCTTGCTATATTTGATGCGTTTGAGATTCTAAATAAAATAGATTCAGAGGAAGAGGTAATAAACTCTGGAGGACACGTAGATAAAACAAATACAAAACAAGGGTTTGCTGAACGAAGGTCAAAATAATTTATATCACGTAATAAAAGATTACATACCTAAAGCTGTTTTTGCAAAAAAAAATAGAGCTAAGACATGGCTGTATGGCTATAATGAAAAGTATGATGTAGTAGTTATAAGCAAGTCGGGCCAGATAGGAACTATAATAAATATAAATGGATTAGCTATTGCCTTACCTAAAGAAGCTGAAACAATATATAAACGCTCAGATAAAAAAGAAAAACAATACTGGGAAAGGCATGAGCTTCCAAAAGATTTAACTAGAATTAATTCTATATTTCAATGGAATGAAAGGCCTCCTCTTTTTAAAAACAAGTGGGTGGATTATATCGAAGAAGAATTTGATAGAAGAGAACTTGGATTTTGGTTTTACAACAACGGAAAACCTACATACATTACAGGTGCTCATTATATGTATTTACAATGGACAAGTATTGATGTGGGGTATCCTGATTTTAGAGAAGCAAACAGAATATTCTTTTTATACTGGGAGGCTTGTAAGGCTGATAATAGATGTTTTGGAATGGATTATTTAAAAATAAGACGTTCAGGTTTTTCTTTTATGGGGTCATCAGAATGTGTAAACACAGGAACTTTAGTAAAAGATTCTAGGGTTGGTATATTATCAAAGACAGGTGCTGATGCTAAAAAAATGTTTACAGATAAAGTTGTGCCTATTGCAAACAGACTGCCATTCTTTTTCAAACCCATACAAGATGGTATGGATAAACCAAAAACAGAATTAGCTTTTAGAATACCAGCTTCTAAGATTACAAAGAAAAATATGTATGATAGTTTTGATGAAGAGTTAACTGGACTTGATACAACTATTGACTGGAAAAATACAGATGACAACTCTTATGATGGTGAAAAGCTTTTACTTCTTGTACATGATGAATCTGGTAAATGGATAAAACCTAATAATATTTTAAATAACTGGCGTGTAACTAAAACTTGTTTAAGATTAGGAAGTAAAATTATTGGTAAATGTATGATGGGTTCTACTTCAAATGCTCTTGATAAAGGTGGTAATAATTTTAAAAAGCTATATGAAGATTCAAATGTATTAAATAGAAATGCAAATGGACAAACAAAATCAGGTTTATATTCTTTATTTGTTCCTATGGAATGGAATATGGAAGGGTTCATAGATAGATATGGTATGCCGGTATTTTATAAACCTAGCAAACCAGTTGCCGGTGTAGACGGTGAATGGATTACAAATGGAGCAATAGACTATTGGGAGGCAGAAGTGGATTCACTCAAAAAAGATGCAGATGCTTTAAATGAATTTTATAGACAGTTTCCAAGAACAGAATCACACGCATTTAGAGATGAAAGTAAGTCTTCATTATTTAATTTATCTAAAATATATCAGCAGATTGATTACAATGATTCTTTAATTATGCCTCAGCACGTTACTCAGGGTAGGTTTTATTGGAAAGACGGTGTAAAAGACTCAGAAGTAATATGGACTCCGGACTCAAGAGGTAGGTTTAAAGTTTCCTGGACTCCAAACAAAGGGCTTACTAATAAAAAAATATCAAAGCATGGAATCTTTTTTCCAGTAAATGAGCATATAGGGGCGTTTGGTTGTGATAGTTATGATATTTCTGGAACAGTAGGAGGTGGAGGTTCTAATGGAGCGTTGCATGGTTTAACTAAATACAATATGGAAGAAGCTCCTAGTAATGAGTTTTTTTTAGAATATGTTTCAAGACCACAAACGGCCGAGATATTTTTTGAAGATGTATTGATGGCTTGTGTATTTTATAGTATGCCAATATTGGTAGAGAATAACAAACCTAGATTACTGTATCATTTTAAAAACAGAGGGTATAGAGGGTTTAGCATGAACAGACCTGACAAGCATTACAACAAATTATCAAAGACAGAAAAAGAGCTTGGTGGTATACCGAACACTTCTGAAGATGTAAAACAATCACACGCAGCAGCTATAGAATCATACATAGAGAAGTACGTTGGCATAGATTTAGACTCAGTTTATAGGTCTTCAGATGAGATGGGCTCTATGTATTTTACAAGAACCCTAGAAGACTGGGCAAGGTTTGATATAAGTAATAGAACTAAGTTTGATGCTAGTATAAGTTCAGGTCTTGCTATAATGGCTAATCAAAAGAATGTTTATCTTCCAGAAAAAAAACAATCAAAAATAAGTCTTAACTTTGCAACATATAATAATAAAGGAATATTAAGTGAATTAATTAGATGAAAGAGGTAAATATTAACATTTCATCTGTAGGATTCCCTAGTCAGTTTGTATCTGATGCTGAGAAAGCAACCGATGAGTTTGGATTACAAATAGGACAAGCTATTCAATATGAATGGTTTCGTAAAGATTCTAACGGATGTAGGTACTACAGTCAATGGAGGGATTTCAATAGATTAAGATTATACGCACGTGGCGAACAATCTATAGCAAAGTATAAAAATGAATTAGCTGTAGATGGTGATTTATCTTATTTAAATTTAGATTGGACTCCAGTTCCTATAATACCTAAGTTTGTCGACATAGTTGTAAATGGAATGTCAGATAGATTATTCAAAGTAAACGCTTTTGCACAAGACGCTTTATCTCAAAAAGAAAGAAGTGAATTTCAAAAAACTATAGAAGGTGAAATGGCAGCAAAAGATGTTTTGTCTACCGTATTAAATAAAACAGGATTTAATGCTTTCACTATGAATCCTGATGATTTACCGCAAAATGATGAAGAGTTATCTCTTTATATGAACCTTAAATACAAACCTGCAATTGAAATTGCTGAAGAAGAAGCTATTAATACAATGTTTGAAGAGAATCATTATGTTGATGTACGTAAAAGATTAGATTATGATATAATGGTTACAGGTATGGCTGTAGCAAAGCATGAGTTTTTACCAGGAGCAGGTGTAGGTATATCTTATGTTGACCCTGCAAACATGGTTTATAGTTACACAGAAGACCCTCATTTTAAAGATTGTTTTTATTGGGGTGAAATCAAAACAGTTCCTATTGCCGAGCTAATTAAAATTGACCCTACATTAACAAATGATGATTTAGAAAAAATATCTCAGTATAGCCAAAGCTGGTATGATTATTATAACACAGCTCAGTTTTATGAGAACGATATATTTTATAGAGATACTGCAACATTAATGTACTTTAATTATAAAACCACAAAGAAGATGGTTTATAAGAAAAAAGTTAAAGACAACGGTAATATAAGTATTGGTGATATTATTTCATTAACATAATTATTTAATCAACTACTGATTGAAATTTTTCAACTATACATTTAACTTTATTTTTGGTTTAATTATTTTATTATTACTAAAATTAAGCTTAGAAAACTTAAAAAAATCTAGAGAACTTCAAGATACTGAGCTAATTATTACTTCATTGTACCACCTGAACGATATAGTTATTTTAAAAGGAGATATACAACAGTATATAAATAACTGTGAAGAAGCATTGGCGCTAGAAAACACATTGCCAAATACAAGTGATTATTATTATGGAACTATAGCTCAGGTAATAGATGCCTATATTTATAAAGGCGGACATGAAGA